CATTACATCATCTGCCTCCACATAATCAATGTAACACAAATCAACAGGTAGTAAACCTAAGTACTTAATCAGAGCGTTGAACTGATTCCTCATAGATTGTTGTTGGTCTTCCAAATCTTCATAACCTGCCAATCGGTTCACTTTGGTTAGACCTGTTCTACCATCTTTGTATCCGCTATACATTTTCTTTCTTCGATGAGAACCACCTTTCCCATCAAATACCACCAATACTCTCGTTGGTTTGTGGTTTCTAATAAGAGCACCGAGGGATAACAGAAATCCTGTCACCCCTCCTACATGCTCTCCATCATCATTCAATGTAGGAACTGCCCCAAAGACTCTGATGAACATATTCAATCCATCGACTATCATAACCTTATCGTTTACATCAGATTTTGATGTATTGGTTAGGTTATTCAACATTTGTTTGTAGTTAGTCGATACTGTCATCAAATTCCGTTGAGTCTATGTTTGCATTACTCTCAGCCTCTTGATATCCCAAGATGTATGCGTCACATATTTGTTTATACATTGATTCTTTCACTTCGGGTCTGTCTTCCAACAAAGTTGAGAAGTCTTTGGCTTGGAACTTAACCTCTTCACCAGTTTCTTCATCAACCCATGTATACCAAGCACCACCCTGCTTTACCAACTTATAGGTCTTCATAGTATTCAACCAAGAACCATATCGGTCAATCCCTCTGTCAAAGTAAATATCAAAATCAACTGCTCTCAATGGAGGGCCCATTCGATTTTTGATAACTTGGACTCTGGTCTTAATCCCAACGGCTTGGTCAACACCACCTACTTTAGAATTGAGTTTTCCCATTTGCTTCATCCTCAATCTACAAGATGCGTGGAAACCTAATGCTTTACCACCTGATGTAGTATAAGGGTCACCAAAGGATACTCCCATTCTAACTCTGAGTTGGTTTGTGAATACAACCAATATTCTCTCCCTACCAATGAGATTCGTAATCTTCCTCATTGCTTTTGAGATAATGATTGCTTTTTGAGTTGCGTAACCTGCTTGGTCGTAGTCTGCAGACAATTCTACTTTAGTAGTTGCAGCAGCTACTGAATCAACTACGATGGTTACCAACCTATCTTTATCAGATTTTCTAATAGACTCAATAATAGAATCCATTGCATCAAAGATATCTTCTACCGTTTCTAAAGGTACATAAAGTAACTTTTTGGTATCAACACCCAATGCTTCTAAGAACTCCTGATTGATTGCGTTCTCCGTATCAATGTATACTGCTAAACCACCCTTCTTTTGAGTGTTAGCCAATGTATGTGCTGATAGGAGGGATTTTCCACTCGCTTCTAAGCCTGTAACCTCAACAATTCTTCCAACAGGAAATCCACCATTAGGTCGATTTGAAATTGCTAAATCTAACATATCATCTCCTGTAGACACCCACTCAGTAAGGTCGGTGGGTGTCTGTTCAGAGCCATCTAAGAAATATGCAACTTTTTGCTGTCCTTTGAACTTCTTATTAAGGTTTTCGGCCAGAAGTGAAGATAATTCATCTCTGTTTGTTGCCATATACCTTAATTTTAATTGTTAAACAAATCGTCAAATGCGTCCTTTACATCAGATACTTTAGCTGTCTGAGCAGTATCTGTTGATGTGGTTGTTTCGGCCGGTTGAGTTTCCTCTTCTCCACCTTCAGCAACTTGTCCCGTTTCCATCCAAGTTTCCAACAATGACTTCATCTCATCGTAAGGATACTTCTTAAACATAGTTGGAAGTTCAATTTGGTCTTTAACCATTTCCAATACATTCTTATCTTCTGTGATAGGTGTTTGGTTTGGTTTTACTCTGATGTAAGTCTCGGGATAGTTCTTACCCAACTCCTTTGCGGTTTTGAACTCAACAGTGATATCTCTACCACTTGTTGGGTCTGTCAAATCACCATAATCAGGATCAGCGAAGAAAGCAAGAAGTTCTTGATAAACTGTCTTACCAAATCCCCAAAACTTAACACCCTCAGATTCTTCTCCTCTAACCAATACGGGAACATAAGTTCTCATCTTTGGTGTAAGTTGCTTGGAGAGATTCCAATCATTCCTATCACCTGTAGCCTTCAATTGGTCAGCGAACTCAACAAGTGGGTCTGCCTCACCAAAGGTCTGAGGTGAAAGAATGTTCTTACCACCAAAGTTGTAGTGAAAGAACAACTCAATGAAAGGGTTTGATTGATTGTGTACATAAGGTACGATTCGTACCTGCTGTTTGCCAGGCTTTGGCTTCCAAAGGTTATCTGTTTTAGTCACCTTTGTTTGTAGACTGTCAAGTCTGTTTCGGATTGCGTTTAGGTCAATTGCCATAATTACTCCATTTTTTATTTAGTTAAACATTTATTTCTACAAATATACGAATAATTTTTCAATTATCCAAGCTATATTTCAATTTTCAATTTCAGTACTCATTTAATCCCATGTACTGATATGGTTTTACTTTTTTAAAGTCCGTATGAACGAGGTTTACTTTCAATACGTTCAACTAACTTAATAGCTTCTAACAAACCTTCAGAATATCCTTTTCTATCTTCTTCTGATATTTTTTTTAGGTTATTGGGTTTACTGAAAGCCTTTAACTCAGCTAATATAGTACGAGACATTCTGTTCACCACACTACGCTCTGCTTTCTCAATATCAGACCTATCATAAGTATATGAACCATCCCAACTTTTTGAGAACTCTTTTAAAGACCTCATCTTTTTGATGTTCTCTATAAGTAATTTTCTATTTTGTTTGATAGACATAATACTCCTATTTAAATAGAATTTACTTTCTCTATTTTCTTAGTCATGTCTACTATGTATCGTATTGCAGAGGCTTTGTTATCAAACGAATTATATTCATTTCTATGACGATTGATATCTGAATGGCTAGTTTGGAATACTACATGTATCTGCCACCTTCGCGAAATAGGATGTTGTTTTATGCGAATTTGTTCTGCATTTCCATATTGATTTTCAAAACTAAGCTCGTTACCTTTTGTATCTTCTAAGCTATAATGATACTTTTTTAATACTTTTTCAAAGTCTTTTTGATCGTCACGACTTATCGGTGCCCAACTGATGTGTTCATTTAGTTGAGTTCTTACCTTTTTGATGTTCTCAACCATCAGGTCTCTATTTTGTTTGATAGACATAATAATCTCCTCTATTGTAATAAATATACGAAATTTTTAATTAACATCAATGATTCTGAACAGGTTTGTTTTCATTATTTTGTAACCATCACCATCAGTCAGAATCATAGAGTTACGATAATCCCCCCACTCTATCTGATATGATTTATCCAATACACCACCATTCAAATCTTCTATCAATCTGTTTAATGCATTGATAGTATACATTGTGTTACTTTCTTTCTTTCTGTGAACCATAATTGTTGATGGTAAGAATTGTGTTCCTCTATCAGGAACAATGTTATAACTTATCACCAACTCTTTTGATGGGTCTAATTTAAGAATGAATATCTTTCTACTGAATAGATTATATGTATCAAATACCCTCTCCAATAAACCTTCAAACGAATCTTCCGATGTAAAGGTACATAATAGTTGCGTCCTCACTCATTCTCCCCTAACTTTTCCTTTTCATAAGCAGTAAGAGAGTTCTTTTTTATGTCAGTATCTATACCATCTTTTTCATCACCCACTTCAGGTCTGTCACCATCTTTCTCCTTTTCATCATCCTTCTCCTCTTCGTCCTCATCCAAATCAGTATTGTAAATAGTCTCATCTTCATCATCCCAATCAGGATGTAATTGTGCTGAGACTGCTGTTTGATTGTCACCAACATTTATACCTGATGGCTTACCAACATTCATAGAGAAATTAGAAGGTGAGTTTGTAAGTGCTTCGACTATATATTGGATAACACCATTGTCAAGTTCGAAATTCTCCCTCAACACATTTTTCAACCCTCTGATACATTCTTCAGATTTTGGGTTTGTAAGTTTAGTACCCACCTCAATCCACCACAAATCTCTTATCTCATTTAAAAAATCTTCCATATACCATATTCCTATACATTTAGTGATTTCATATCAGAATACTTATCACCCATTTCGATTTTAGTAGGGAATTCGTTCCCTTCTATAAGTATCTTTAAATCCTTTAATACATTAATTTCATCAGGATGTATATCCAATAAATATGAATCATATGTGTATAACACCATTTTTGATTTCTTATCCTCTAAGTATTCCATCACTTTGGATAGTATCTTCATATTCAATTCTGTTTCTGTTGCTTGAAGAAGATAATTGAACAATTTGTTTGCGTTCATATCCTTTAGGTTGTTTTTCGACAACCTCCTACCCATTGGAGTTTCGATGTATCCGTTCCGATTGAACTCCATCCACAACTTATCGATGATATGTGATACCTTTTTGAACATTGGTATGTGTAGGTATTGAGATTGTACCCCACCATAAAGTTGTCTAAATGTTATACCCTTTGATTCTTCATACGACACCCCATACATATCGGCTAAGGCTTGGTGAGCAGATACATCCGTTCGAATGGGATGTCCTACCATCTTACCGATGATACGTGGATGATACCCATCATAATCAAATTGTACCAACTTACCACCATCAAACCTACTTATAAATCTGTCCCTACTACCATCATCTTTGTTTAGAGCTGCGTAGTTTACTCCACCAAACTTATTGGATGGACGAGATGTAAGAGTGTATGGGTGATACTCAGTCCACTCCATACCACTCTCTGTCCAAATACCACATCTTTCTATTTTGTGTAAAGGCTCTATATAGAAATTGTCAAATTTCTTCACACCTTCGGTGGACTCACCTCTGTGATAAAGTAGGAACTCATCTCTGACTCTTCTGATGAATTCTATGTGTTTGGATATGGGTATAAGATTGTTTACCCATTTTAAGTCGTAAAACTTTCTGTAAAAATGAGAATGGGTGGGAGTCTGCTCTTTGTTTAGTGTATCGTTGACTTGTAGATACTTCACTAAATCAGCATCGTAACTATTGGGTAGATTTAACAGATTCAGTAACGATTTCTTCCCTATTACATATGCTTCTTTGTAAATAAGAGATATGTCAGTTAATTGTGAAGTTTGATAATCAACATTGTTGATGTTCACTACAAGCTCCTCACCCTTCTCAATGTCATAAATATAAAGTAATGATAATTTGTTCTGTGTAGGATGTAAGTGTACATCCGCCCATATAGGGTGGATGTACATCTTATCCATACGGATGTTTCCGCCAGTTACAAAATCAATCATTTAACGAATATACGAAACTATTCGTTAATTTCCAAAAGTAAGTTTTGCAGTTCTTCCCATTTGTCTGCTTCCACTTCTAGTTGATACCAATCCATAATCATCTGTAAATTGTTTTATTTTTCAAGTGAAGTTTTGATATGCTTCACATCTGTAACCCATATTTTGGATTTCTCTCATCTTCTTTTGGGCGTCCATCTGAGTGAACTTACCTAAGACTTCTTTCCACTTACCCATCTTAGTACCACCAACCCAGTAGCGTACTGTCCATTGGTCTCTTTTCATACCGTATGAAGGTTAAAGGTTTGTACATTGAGGATTGGATATGTCCTCGCCGTATTCTGAATAAGGATAGTATCCTCATCACAATGTTCTACGGTGACGCAAGTCCATCCCCTTTCGATTTCATCTGTGGGAGGATACTCAACCATACGAACATCGACATTTGGATTCATTCTCACTTCAGCACCGAAGTTGAACGCTTCATTCCAATTCTCAAATGTTACATCAGTTACTTTCATATCTCTCATTTTTACAGTACTAATGTACGAATAATATCTGAGAATTCCAAATTTTTGTTAAATTATTGTTCTGATTCCTTTCCCGAAACGATTCTTGACATAGGAATTACTGATTCGTCCTGCGTCAATTGAGTCCCAACTTGATTCCCACTTATCAATCTGAGTACCTTCTTTGAATTTGACAGAAACGGAATCATATGAATCAAGGAACTTCATTGGTACTTTACGGAAGATGTTTTTACGATTTTCTCGGTCTACCTCAATAAAGAGTACCGAACGAACCTTTACTTTACATATCTTCAAGTCCATACTGAAGTTAGTTCCTTTTACAGGAATGGTTACTTTTACAATTTCACCCTGCAATCCATCAAGTGGTATCTTTCCCATTGTTTAGTGTTAAAAGTTTTTAGTCCAAAATGTTTTTGGTTTCTTTAGTCACTATAAAAGAAACACTTGACTCCCAAATGCGGTCGTCTTCAAATTCAGCATCCATAAAACTAGCAAATGTGAACTCAAATCCACCTATGTTAAGTGGGAATATATTTTTAAGTTCTTCTTCAGAAATATCAAATCTGAGTTCGGCAGCGTTCATAGAAAATCCTTCACCTTGGGGGCCAAAATAACCTCTAACTTCAGGAAGTTCGGTAGTAATATACTTTTCAGATTTACTATCCCAAACGCTTTCCATTTCTACTTTAGTACCTGCTTTTTCGAAAGCTTTTCTAAGCTCGATAAAAAGGGTTGGGTTTTGTTGGACAAAAAGGAACGCCGGAGTATTCATAACACTTCTTATTGATTACATAGTAAAAGTAGTAAATACTTTTGAATCTACGAAATCCTAAATGTTAAATTTATGTTAAAGTTGTTATACTGCGTACTCTGTCAAATCAGTAATATACTCCATCAATGTAGGGTACTCTTCTGACTTTAGATTGAGTGTTCTTCTGTTTGTATCTATGATACCACTTTCTTTGATGTTACCGAACCTATCTAAGATATCGTTGTCAGGTCCTGTGATTTTCCATCTTAGGTTGAACTTCTTCCAAAGTATTGCATCCAAACCATTTGGTGAACCTACACTATCATAACCTTCTTTATTCAACTCCAATAATTGTCCATCATTTACTTTGTATGCAAAATATCTTACCACATACCCAACTTCAATATCTCTGTCGGTAACCCTTTCTGTATTTGGGTTTGGAATCTGACTTATTTGGACATCCAATGTTTTTATAGAGTTGTATTCAAAGTTCTTTGATGTGTCTATACCCAACTCATTTTGTTGACCAATAGTCTTAGTGTCAATATATGGTATTAGAATCTTTGACTTACCATCAATGTAGGTTGCTTCTGAGAATACCTCATCAGTAGTGTATCTATGGTATTGTCCGATGTATTCTGTCCCATCGACATACATCCACTCTTTACCTGATGTTACCAATCCTTCGGTAATCTGTGCCTTTGTGTAGTATATTCGTTTTCTATTGTCTGACATAATTACCCAATCTTCATAGCAGTTTTGATATCAGTTTCCCAACCACCATTTCCATCAAATGATTGTTCAACACCCATAACTAAAAATCGTATGCTATCTGATTTGTAATCAACAGGCAGTCTATCAATTGTTATAGGTGATAAAAATGGTATGTTAGTTATACCATCTAATTTTATACTGAGGCTTATCTGAAATGGTAATGTTACAAAACTACCACCTTCTGGGTCTGCCACTAACTTTTCTCTCATAGCATAAGCTATTGAGTTTGCTCTTGAATCATCGATACCATCTTTACCTATACCTTGTTTAGATGGTATGTCTTGATTTTCTGGTTGTTTTGGTTGATTCTTTTCAGGATCTTTTATATCTATATCTGGAAATTCGTACAATCCACTCTTTTGGAATGGTGCTAGATTTACAACACCATTTCTAACATTACCGACTGTCATCATAGTCATGATATCAATATCAAATTCAGTATCTATACTAACATCTTTGACAATGGTTCTATCACCTATTACTGAGAATTCATATGGTGCTGGGTTTTTTAATTGGGCAGCATTAAAGTAATTTAAAATTTCATATTGACCACTTTCGTTCTCTTTACTAGGGTCTTCTGTTTTTGGGACTACTTTTATATCGACCAATCCACCTGATAGTTTTTTTATATCGTCTGATAAGTCTTTTATGATAGTTGTCATTTGTGGAGGTCTGAACTTTTCATTTACTGTAGTGCCTCTGTTTTTGACAATTGATGTAATCTTATCAATGGATATCAATATGTTTTTGATATCAGCTTCTTTTTCACCCAATACATCCACATACTTATTATCTTCACCATAATCCGCCATCTTACCAGGAAAAATGTATTTTCTTGGGTCTGCTGAACCAAACTCTTCTGTGTTCTTTTTGATTTCTGTGTTTTCTTCAGAAAATACGAAAGTTGGTTTGGTTGAATCACCACTCATTTTATTAGCTAAATCTATAAATGACTCAAATCTTACAAATGGTGTTCTGATTGGGTCATCACCACCGATTCCCAAAAACCCATCTGAAGCACCTACATTGTCTATAGCTGCCATAAATAAATCGTATTGTCCAGAGGCATCCTTACGTTCTTTTATTTCACCATTGTCTATACCAACTTCAGATGCATTTTCATCTGCATCTATACCAAATGCGGCTTTATACTTTGCGATAAGTGCCATAGATATATCGGCAGGATTTACACCTTCAGCACCCAATGCATCTATTTCTTTGTCATCTGTTAATTCTAATGTTCCACCAACGGAGGCTGCTGATGCAAATGCGTCACCCGTCAATCCCTTTATGTTACAACTAAAAGAACCATCTGAACCCATAGAGTATCCAAAGTTATACACTTTCATAATATCCTCACCCCTCTCACCATCGAGAGTTGAGTTCATCCACCCATATTCAATTTTTACTCTAGCACCAATTCTAAAATATTCGGTCACTACCCTATTTAGGTCATCTAATGTGTATACCTCAAATGATACATCTACTTCTCTGATGAATGAATTGTATAAATCACCACCACCATCTAAACTCATTTTTGCCGATGAGATTTTTGGTTTGAATCTTCGGACACCCCCCTCATCTGTATACATATTTAGATGCCCACCTTGTGGAGCTTCTCCTATTGGGAATCCACCTTCCGCATTAGTTACGACATCAAATACCGATGTAGATGAAGAAGTATCATCTTTATATGGTTCGGGCTTTAATACACTCATTCTAAAGTAAGCGTACTTTTTATAGTTCCAATACGCATCTCTATTTTGTATGGCATTCGCCCTAGCGTCAAGAGTGTCTCTTATACCCTCAGGAAATGTTGGATTAAAATTGAAGTTTGCCATAACATTATTTGTTTAGTTCTCTGAATTCATCAATGATATCTATATAGTTTGTAGGTATTCTGATTTGTTTACCAATAGGTACTTCCAAACTACCCTGTCCTATATTGTTAGCTCTCGCAATAATCCACCACAAGCCAACATCCTCATAATATTTGTATGCGAGGTTATCTAACCTATCACCTTGAATACCTATGATATAAATATCATCTGAACTTTTCTCAATGATTGGGTATTGTACAGTCTTTTTGTACCTCTTACCACTTTCAGTTTTTAGTATGTTTATGTTTTTGTATCTATTCATTTTTTAAAAATTCCAATCATAAACCTTTTGTCTGTACTGAGGTCTTCTATCATCCAATATCTTAAATCCGATAGCCACATCAGCACCCATTGGTATTTCACCAATTGGTTCATTTGAACCTAACATAGATATCTCCCAAGGTAATTCATCTGATATGGTATATGTCAATGACTCTATAAATGCCAATTTGTTGTAGTATAAGCTACCCAATCTGAATCTTACCAATATTCCCTCATATCCGTTTTTACCACTATATTTTGGCATTGTCATTGTAGACAATCTTTGGAGTTTGTTCCAAAGTGGTTTCATCTCTATTCTTGATGTAGCGTATGCTTGGAAGTTAAATGAAACACTTCTATCGAATGTAGAGTATTTGTATGCTTGGTCTGCTCTACCATTATATTGTATACTATCCCAAGAAGGTGAGAATGTATCTGATATACCACTAACAGTTCCTCTGAACTGAATTCTATCTCCTCCATTTTCATTGGTAACCCAAAAATGAACTAAATCATTTAATTCACCACTACCGATGGGACTCGCAGTAACCTTATCGTATCTATCACTATTACCCTCATGCTCTTCTGTTCTCCACCATTCAGTTCGATTCTCTGTTTCTGATATTTTACCTGGAGTTGGAAAGTTAACTCTTTTGTTTATATTGTACTCACTATAATCATCAGATTTTGCAATATCCTTTTGTTTACCATCCAACAAACTTCTGAAGTCTATTGTTGGTGAATTAGGAACTCTATCGGGTAATTTTCCATATGCTACCGTTTCATACTTTTTGATAGTATCTGTATCTGTTTTTAGGTTTACACCACCACCAGTTTCGTTAGGTTGTGATGTTAGTCCAAAATCTTTGTACTCATCTGTACCTGCAACAGGTAAATCATCTTTGTATGTATCAAAAGTACCTAAAGTCTGTGCTTTCAGTCCCAAAGGTTCATATTTCTGAGTGTAGTCAGCAGTATCATTACCTGACTTTTGGGATGAGTTG